TTTTATCTGATTCTTCTAATAATGCTTTGGGTTCTGTCACTGACGTCATTTTATCTGATTCTTCTGATACTTCTGATACTTCTGATACCTTATTATATTCATCAGTTTTAGAATCTAAATCAGAATCCAATTGCCTATTTACTTCCTTTTCTAATGTTTCATTTTGTCTTATTGTTGTATCAAATGATAAATTGTTTACAATTGCCTTATAAATAGCAACTCCTTCTTCAAAATCCTGCTCACATGTTAAATATAACTTAATAACTAATGCTCTAGTATCTATAACTACTTCCTCTAACTTCTTCTCTGTTAGTTCAGGATTCACTCTTACAACCTTTTGGTTAGTTTGAGGGTCTGTAGTATAAGAAAATAACTGATTAATAATATCTGTTAATTTATCTTGATTTGAATTTGCGTTACTAACCATTCTTCTTAAATTATCAGCATATTTAGCAAATAATTCATTTGATAAGTTACCTTTTACTTCTCTAATATCATTTAAGCAAGATTTTTCTGTTTTACCAAAGTCACGCAACTTAATGTCGCTAAATTTATTAATTGGCTTATCATCAAGAGATGTACCACTAAAGTATTCTTGAAATATTTGAAGGTCATCAGAATATTGTTTAGCCGCCTCTTCTGTCATTTTTTCAAATTTACCTGTTTCATAATTATACCCATCATCATAATATAAATGTTCTAATTCTGGAATACCTGGCTCTTCCATTAGGGTTTTTAGTTCATCACTGTCATTCATATTCATAGAACATATATCTGGACTTATTGTCATTGGGTCTTCTGGTGTTAACTTTGAATAATCTTGTTTGCTTTTGCCTTTCAGAGCATTTATGCGCATATCGCAAATATTCATTTTATACATTTCTCTAGGTACACCTTCTGGAATATTTATTTTTTCATATAAATTAGCTCTAACAGTGTCACCATCAGCATCTTTATAAACATATACAGGGTTCACTGTTCTAACAATTGTAGCAAATACATGCGCAATTTTAATATAAAATTTAGCAATACTTTGACAAACTCGCTTTTTTTTCAAAGCATTTTGTATATCTAATTTTTTCAAAGCGTCCTTTTCAAAGAAAAGGATTTTGTCTTTTGTCATCTCATCTATTACTACACCATCTTTTGTTCTTTGTGCTAAATATGTAATCTCTAAATTATTAAAGTATCTTTCAATAATGTCAGATGTTAATACTACTAATTTATTACAATAATCACGATTATATAATTTAGTTAAACTAACATAATCGGCTGTTAGAATGTAATATGTTGCGATGTAATCTATTATTTCATATGTTGATTTAGGTTCTAATAATTCCGGCTCTACCTTGTTTGATTTGTTTATAGAAAACTGGTTACCCATATAATTATACCTTTATAAAATAATATATTTCAAATATTTTATAACTAAAAGTAAATAAAATTGAATTAAAAACCGTAAAATATCTTATTTTATAAGAATAATATGAACATGAACATAAATAAAATTTGTGAAAATATAAAGAGTAACGATAAAAGTAATAACGATAAAAGTAATAACGATAAAACTAGTAACGATAAAAGTAATAACGATAAAACTAGTAACGATAAAACTAGTAACGATAAAAGTAAAAAAAAGAAGAACAATAATGTTGATAAAGCCAAATTATGGAATATATTTGATACCGAGGTAGCAAATCCCGATAAGCAAAATGACCCATTAGAATGTCTTTATAGAAGTATTTCGGACCGCGAATATTGCGACCAATGCCAGAGCTCATTAGCATTTTCGGATGAAGGATTCTTGACTTGTACAAATAACAAGTGTGGTATCATTTATAAAGATATGTTGGACCAGTCTGCTGAATGGCGCTATTATGGAGCAGATGACAATCAAAATTCTGACCCAACTCGATGTGGTATGCCAATTAATCCATATCTAGAAGAGTCATCATTTGGCTGTAAAGTATTATGTCTAGGACCATCCACTTATGAAATGAGAAAGATTAGACGATATACTGAATGGCAATCAATGCCTTATAAAGAAAAGTCGCAATATGAAGAATTCCAGCGTATAACTATTATGGCTCAAAACGCAGGTATACCAAAACTCATCATAGATGATGCTATTCGATATCATAAAAAGGTTTCCGAATATGAACAAACATTTAGAGGAGATAATAAAGACGGGCTTATCGCAGCATCAATCTATATATCATGTAGGATTAATAATTATCCTCGGACAGCAAAGGAGCTCGCAACTATATTTCATTTAGATGTTACAAGTGCAACGCAAGGATGTAAAAATGCTCAATCTATTATTAATAACTTGGAGAAAGATATGAACAATAAAGACAAGACCTCATTTTGTAAGACCAAACCCGAGGCATTTATTGAGCGCTATTGTAGTAGACTGAATATCAATTCAGAGCTGACAAAACTGTGTCATTTTATTGCTATTAAAATAGAAAAGATTAACTTAATGCCTGAAAATACACCACATTCAATTGCGGCAGGTGTTGTATATTTTATATCTCAACTCTGTAAACTTAATGTAAGTAAAAAGGAAGTAAAGAATATTAGCGAAATATCAGAAGTAACAATTAACAAATGTTTCAAAAAGTTGGAGACAAAAACTAGTGAATTAATACCAGCAGTCATATTAAAAAAATATGGTATTGCTGTTTAAGTATTTATTTTGTTACATATGACCATAACATTATTTAAACAATCAAATCCAAATATAAAAAAATGAAAAAAATGTAATACAAACAGTTTTTTGTATAATTATAACAATGAACCCAAAACATATTATTCACTCATTCAAGATTGCCTACCACACGTCGGTTAAGACGCCTTTAGGGCGATGGAATATTCATAATCATAAACAAACTAAACTTAAAATCCAGTATGCTAATGAAGATAATTGTGGCACGTCTGGTAATTATAGTGAGTATAAAGAAGAAATAAAACAAAATAATGAATTTAACCAAAAACAAGAGTTAGAAGAACTATATATGTATATGATAGGTTCTGAGTCACTACCAGACAGTTTAGATAGAAAGCGTTAAGTATTTATAGCAAGACATACGTTTACTACAATATGTTTAATATTTAGGAATATAATCATTTTTAATATTATGTTATCTACTATGTCAGATAGAATATGGGCGGAAGAAAATGCCAAAGTCTGTGTGCCAGACATTGTATTTATAATTCCCTACAGAAACCGCATTCAACACAAATATTTTTTCTCGCAATATATGCCTTCTGTAATGAATGACTACAATAACAATTATGAGATATATTTTTCTCACCAATGTGATGCCAGGTCATTTAATCGAGGTGGTACAAAGAACATTGGGTTTCTGGCTGTCAAGGCTAAATATCCGGATTCATATAAAGACATTACATTTGTATTCAACGACATTGATACACTGCCTTTTGCCAATATTTTTGATTACAAGACAAAACATGGAGTTGTAAAACATTTTTATGGCTTCCAATACGCACTGGGTGGCATAGTTGCGATGACAGGTTCAGATTTTGAAAAAACAAACGGCTTTCCTAGCTTCTGGGGCTGGGGCATGGAAGACAATGTTCTACAAACAAGATGCGAAAAGGCGGGATTACAAGTTGATAGGAGCCAATTTTATCCAATTGGTAGCCCAAATATTTTACAGTTTTTTGATGGTGTTTCACGTCTAATTAATCGAAAGGACCCTTGGAGAGCCACACATGATAATGGTATAGATGGAATACGAACAATACATAAATTGGAGTATACCATTGATACAGAATCTAAGAATCCATTGGATAATATTCATACAGTAGCTTCAAATAAGATATTTATTATTAATATTGACACATTCATGACGGCTGTAAGATTTGAGCACGACAATTACTATGAATATGATTTGAGAGAACCACCTCGTAAAATTATACATCCAGATAGGGTTAAAACTAACAAATCTTTAAATACAACAGATAATTGGACAAACATTCCATTTTATCCTACTGCTGAAAAAAAGCGAGAAATGATACAGCAATATGGACAAACCAAGGCAGAGGAGATTATTGAATATAGTTATAATAATTCAACAGACCCCACAACACCAGTTATGCCACCTAATCCTCCTCAAATAAATACTTCACAATCATCTTTTGCTCAAAAGTATTTTGTATCATCTAAGCCTAACTCTAATATAAATCAACCAAAACAAAATCCTAGTGTTTTTATCCCACCAAATGTAAATAAATTTTCACCGGCTTATGCCAGAATAATTGGCGCCAAACCGAAGGCTACTGCATCGGCAAATATTCGATTGGGTGGCTTATACCGATAAATCTTATACCGATAAATCTTATACCGATAAATCTTATAAATTTAAAAATTGATTTAAATAATATTAAATACAAAATATTATATAAAATAGCAAACAATGGAATATTCAACTTTATCAAAAGAATTAACTAGTAAATTATCAAAGGATGAGAAGAAAGACAATGGCATATACTTTACTCCACCGTCTTGTGTTCATACTAATTTACAATTATTACAGCCATATATGAATAATATTAATAGTGTTTTAGAACCATCTTGTGGGTCCGGAGAATACATTAGCGCACTACAATCAATATATCCCACTCTTGATATTAGTGGCATTGAATTTAATAAGACTATTTATGACAGTATAGTCAGTCACTTTTCTGAAAAAAATATAAATATTGTGAATTCTGATTATTTACAATATAAATCGTCAACAAAATATGACTTGATAATTGGTAACCCACCTTATTATGTTATGAAGAAGGATTCTGTAGCAAAAGAGTATCATAAGTATTTTGACGGACGGCCAAATATATTTATATTATTTATCATTAAATCGCTACAACTCTTAAATGAGAATGGTATATTAAGTTTCATATTACCCAAAAATTTCTTGAATTGTTTGTATTACGACAAGACCAGGGCCCACATTAGTAGCCATTTCCAAATTCTACATATTGTTGATTGTAAAGATGACAAATATATTGATACGCAACAGGAAACAATAATCCTGATAATAAAAAAATGTACTCCGGATTTGCTAATAGACAATTTGCCATTTATTTTAAGTGTTAGCGGACACACTATATTTACCAATAATAAACTCCATTTTACAGAATTATATAAAGGTTCCAAGACGTTGTCCGAGTTAGGTTTCAAAGTCAGCGTCGGTACGGTAGTTTGGAATCAATGTAAGACTATACTTACAGATGATATAACAGAGACCCGACTTATATACAGTTCAGACATACAGAACAATGCGTTAACAATCAAGCAATACAATAACGACCAAAAGAAAAACTATATAAAAAAAGCTGGCAATAACCGGCCTTTAATTGTGATAAATAGAGGATATGGTGTAGGTGAATATAAGTTTAATTATTGTTTAATAGATACTGATAAAGATTACCTGATTGAAAATCATTTGATTTGTATTGAATATATTTGTTTAGATATTAGTAAAGAACAATTAATAGATAAATATAATAAGATTATTAACTCTTTGAAGGATAAGAGAACGCAAGAGTTTATTGATGTTTATTTTGGTAATAATGCGATAAATACCACTGAAATGAATTGTGTGTTACCTATCTATGATATTTGAATCCTATGATATTTGACGCCTATGATATTTGACGCCTATGATATTTGAAACGCAGGGAAGGCTATTCCATTTCCATTCTTCCACCTTAAAAGCACGTTTATTTTTTTTTCGTTTGCGCTTGTACATTCATATCTAAATTTTTGTGGGTTCTTAACCATACTCACTATTACATAGTCGTCCAAATTAGCGTTTTGTTTTGTGAAATTGCCTTCTGAATAAAGCATATATATTTTTCCTTGTTGCGACGCCTGTAAATATTCCGTCAGCAATCCAATATTAAGGTCGGTATGTGCTATAAATGTTGAAATACTATCATTTGACAATTGTTTT